CTGCTTCGCTTCGCTTTACTTTGGTATCTTCAAACTTAACAAGGTCGCGTTTAAGTTGTTGTTTAATAGGCTCGAAAGCAATTTCCGTTATCAAGTCTTCCGCTATTGGGTCTTCGTCGTTAACGTAACTGAGAATGTGTTTGAACAATTTACCCGCTTGTTCGTCGGTTAGTTTGTTTATAGTGTACTGAAGGTCGCAATACAAGATAAAACCTTTTTTGTCTTTAGCCATTTATCTAAATTTAAGTCATAAAAAAACCCCTGCAACTCCGTCGGCTTCCACTTCGACTTCATTACAAGGGTTAATAACTTCTTTAAGGTTCTATAATGTGGAAGGCGAACCGTATGCAAATATAATCAATTAATTCAAATTTTGTTCTTCGTAGTTAAAATTTATTTGGTATTCTCCCCTTCGCATTCGTTCCTGAATGTTCTCCAAGTCTTTTAATCCGCCTGCCAGTTTAACGTCTAAATAAAGGTCATTAAGTGAACGCGTTATTTTGTAATTATTCATTTCTGCGCGTAAATGTTCCGTATCGTTAAAGAAGTGCCTATCGTTTATTGATTCCCACAAATTAGCGTTATTAAAAGCGTGTATACAAGTCGCGTGATTTAGTCCTAACATTTCTCCTATTTCTAAATAACTAAATCCGTAGTGTCTCATTAACTTAATTAGGTAACCACGTTGGTTAACGTACTTCCGTTTTCTGCTACGTTTGCGTAAATCGTTGTCTTCGATTAGTGTGGTAAATTTATTCTTAAGTTGCATTATAATTTATTTATTTCGTGTTTAACTTCGTTCCACCATTCTAAATCCAAGTGGTTTAATAGTTCTTTATTGTTTAAGATTTCATTAACTGCAATTACTGCGGCTTCTTTAGCTTGTTGCCTCCATAAAGACGAACTCCATTCCCAAGTACCGTTATAATTTCCGTAAACTCCTAAGTGTTCTATATCTGCGAACTTGTTAAATAATTCTTGTGCTTTTTCTTGCGTTGTCATAGCGTTGTAATTTTAATTATTAAAGGTCTCCAAATATCAAGTAATAGGATAGCGTGGTTAGTGTCGTAGGCTTGAACTATCGTTGTTCGTTGTTTGCGTTTGGATTTCGGTGTTTCCTGCATCCAATGAGTTATAGCGTATTCTTTCATTTTTTATTTTTATAATGTTACAATAATGGTTAAAGTCAAAGTGTCCGTTTTTATGTATGGCACCCCCGCCACTTACCCACCAACGAACTTGGTCAAGTAAATCAATATTCCCTTCGTGAATCTTTTCCGTTTTCATAAGCGTTTTGTAATTTGTTGTTGTATTCTTCCTGAATAAATTCTTCGTGTAAATCCGAGTTTAACAAGTCGTGGTAAATTTCACTGGCAATTAGTTGTAAATCGTACTCAGTTAGTAAGTGTTCTAATTCAATTTCCAAGTCGTTTCTAAATGCGATTGCCGTGCAAATTGTTACGATTAAATCTTGGTCTTCGTCTACGGATAATTCGAAGGTACATTCTCCTTCAAAAGTTTCTGCGTAAAAGTACGCTAACGGGTAGTGAGTTTCTACATTCATAAGATTATAAAATAAGCAATTAATAAAAGTGAAATAAAAAGCGTTCCGAATAGTAGCAGAAAATCGCGTATCGCGATAAGCAATAATTTTGCTTCGTTGTCTAACTCGTTATAAAATTCTCTAAATCGTTTCATTTTGTAAATTTAAGCGGTTAATTAATTCGTCTATTGTATTCCATTCTTTGAAGGCGCTCTGAGTCGCTTCGTCTAAGCTACCGAATGCGTTTCGGCTTTCTTCGTAAATAAATCTTAACTCCTTTTCGTAAGCTAAAATCGTGTCTAAAATTTCTTGTTTTTCCATAGCGTTGTTTTTTAATTATACACAAATATAAAGTAAAGGTTTCAATCCACCAAACATTTTAACAATTTTTTTTCACTTTTTAACAAATTAAGGATATAAACTTACGGAAAGCCTAATAAAATAAGCCTATAAACTAAAAAAGGGGTATTTCTACCCCCTAATTAAAAACGCTATGCGCAAATTTATAAAGGAAATTTGAAACTATCTATATTCTTTTGTATTGAGTTTTCAACTTCTTTAACTTCGATTTTAAGAATGCGACCGCCTAATGGCTTTGGGGGTGCGCCGCGTTCAACGTGCCAACCATACGCGCCTTCCCCGTATTCTTCTTTGTACGTTCCTGTTAACATTAAATGAAGTTGCTTTTGTTTAATGGAATAACCCGTTTTTGAGTTATGGTTAATCGTTTCCCTAACATCGTTACGGCTTGAATTTTCGTGTATATGCCCCATTGTAAACACGTCCATATCTTCGTACATTTCAAGCGCCCTTGTAAGGTTTAACGCGCCTTTGGTAACCACACCGCCACCACCTGAGCCGTGGTAATATTTTACTTTTGTTGTTACACTTGAGTTCGTATGGAACATTTGTCGAATAATAACCCAACCTCCGTACCCGCCTGTTTGCACGTTTGAACTGCATTTATAATTAAGTAGGTCTACAAATCTTTGGAGTAAATCCGTTTCTTGGTATTTAATTATTCCCGTTTCGTGGTTTCCGTAGCCTATTACTTTTATAATATCCGCATAAGGCTTAAACCATTCCGAAGCCGTTTCAACTATCGAATCTAAATAACGTGCGTTGTTGTGTTCTTGTCTAATGTCCGATTTGTTGCGGCGATTATCCCCGCGTCCTTGCATTAAGCAAAAGAAATCCCCATTTATAATTACAGGAATGTTATTCACTAAGCAAAAATCTAAATGTTTTGCAAGTAATTGTCTATCGCATTTAGGATTGTCCCAGTGTAAATCCGATAACATAGCTACGTGAACTTGCTTACCGTCAAGTTGCAGTTCGTGGACGTTACGTCCGTGTTTAATTAAATTCATAACGTTAAATTTGTCCGAAATATCGGAAGAAAAGTCGAACCCGTGAAATAAATGTACTATTCAAAATGAATCTAAGAAGGAAACCAAGTACAAAAGCGACTAAAACTACCCACCAATTTGTGCGATATTTTACTATTTGAGTAGCTTTCGCGGTTTTCCATTTCGTTTCTCCTTGTATTCTTAGTGTTTTAACACGTTCTTTATATTCTATTCGTGTTTGAAAACGTGTTTTAGGCACGTAAACGTTCTTAAAATTTACTATGGTGTCCTTGGTAGTTATGAACTTTTCCCAAATTATCGTATCGTTTTTTATCACTGGGAACGAATCTAAAGTAGTTATGCGTATCGTGTCGCTATCGTTAACCACCTTTAAGCCGTGTTTAAGGGCTTTTTTGTAGTGGTATTGTGCCTTGCGTTCACTTGAACAAGAAAGTAGCGTTAAAACGCATATAAATGCAAATAAACGAATCATAGGCTTTGTAACATTTTAATCATTTTCGGACAAGGGTAAATATCCGCTTTATCTTTTCTTACTGAGTTGTGCGTATAAATTCCTTTTTCTCCGTCGAATGCGGCTTTATCTAAACTCCAAATTTCTTTACGATATTCTTTAGGAATGTCATACGTTTCGCAAAGATATTCTACCAGTTGGCGCGTTGATTCTATTTGCGCATCCGTGTATCTATACCAATGTTTGTAACCTTTGTATGGTTGTTCTAATGTGGTAACGTAAGACGGGTTAACAACTCCACCCACGTAATTATAAAACTTCCCGTTTTTTTCTTTGAGCATTCCCCAATTACAAACCTCTATCCCTACGGATAATTTATTTAGGTTCTTATATTTAGAACCCATTCGAGTAAAATCTTCGTTATCTATACCCAAGTGCCACGCCCAATGTTTAGAAGAAAAACATTGTACAATCGTTCCATTTTCTCCAACCACGAAAGCCGTTGCTATTTGCGAATCGTTGCTATTCCAAAAACGAGCGACACCTTCGGCATTTCCATTACCCGCCGTGTGGTGTAAATAGATTTGTGTTTTGTCGGAATTTTCTTCGAAGAATTGACCTTTTTTTAGTCGGTGTTGGACTATCTTTTGAATGTCTAGTTTATTTGAACTCATCCCATTCTTGTTTTTTAGCAGTTATAAACTCCTTAAATGACTTTAGAACGTCTTTTTTCGTTACGTCGTAATAACTTTCATTAATACTTTTTAACTCCGTGAAAACGCAGTAAAACGTAAATGCCTTGGTTAACACTAAATCCACACTTACGAATAATCCTATTAAATCTTCGAGAACTGATTTCTCAAGGAAGAAAACGCAAACTATCCCGCCTGCGTAAAGACACGTTTTAGAAATCGTCCGAGCGAACCCACGGGAGCGTAAAGGCAATTTTAATTTTTTACTTCGCCATATTCCCACAAATAAATCAACCCAAATAAAAAAAATAGTAATTAATACCATTCCTTTAATAGGGGATAAAATAGCCAATAGCGAAATTAAAAATAAAAGTCCTTTAGTTTTCATTATGGTAAAAGTTCAATAGTTCGAATGCTAAATAAGCGCCGTAACTAACTGCAAATAGTTTGTAAAAAATATAGGGTGCTTCAAATAGTGTAAACACTACTCCCGTAAAAGATAGTAGGTAATAAAGTAAAGATAATCCACGTAAATGATTAAGCATACAAAGCGTTTAAGAAGTCGTTTATATTCTCGTAAGTTTCTTCATTAATTGACATCGAAGTATCGCAAAGAATTATTCCTTTGTCGGTTGGCACGTGCGCTTGAGTTTCGCTTAAAATTTCCGCTTCGCCTTCGAATAGGTATTCAAGTTCGCGCATTACGAACCCGCCTTTAATGGTTGTTAGATTAATCATATATTTGAACTATTACTCGTTTGTGTCCTAAATTGTCGGGTGTCGTTGTTCCGTTTTGAATGGCAAATAATAAATAATAATCATTCGCTGAATTCAATGAATAATATGTTAACGGCCCTTGCGTTAAATCGGTGCTCAGTGGATTCCCCGTAGAATATAAATATAAATTGCTTCCGTCAAAAAAGAAACTTCGCCAAAATTGTTGTATGTAGTTATTACTTGCCATACCTGCTCCCGTTGCTATTTGAGTTGCACCAGTTAAACTATTAGTAGTATTTATGTATAATCTTACTTGCCCCCCCGTTGTCCCCGCTGTTTTCGTTACCATACTTCTAATGTGTATAGTATTATTCGTAACCAAAGTTCCCGAAGGAATTAACACCGACGCACTAATTTGGTTAGTAGTTCCCGTTAGATTTAAACCATTAACGCTTGCAAGTGTTCTCGGATTTACACTTGGAACGGGAATAGCGTTAATAATTTCTTCGCCCGTTATGGATTTAGATTCGTAGCCATCTGCGGTCGTTACCGAAACTTCGAGCAAGTCCGTTGCTTCAAGATTAGAACCCTTTGGGGTTAGTTCACTTATTTTTATCATCTTTCTTTTCCGCTTATGTTAGTTTCCCCCGCAGGGCTTATAAATTGGCTTATTCCCCAATCGGATTCGTTTTGTGCTGCACCTTGTCCCCAAAAAACATCGTTCGTTACGGCGGCTTGTCCCCAATAATTTTCTTCTCTATCCCTTGCCATTTTCTAATTTTTTAAGTAATGTTTTTAACTTAATTATGTTCGCCTTTTTTGGCGTATAAGGTTTCTTTATATTACCCATCCCATATAGTTTGAATCCGAGTTAGGGTAAATATCCGAATTACTATTTGTATAGTATTCAGGGAATGTATTACCACTAAAAGCCATATATTGTATAAAACGCTCCGTGTAGTTTTGCGCTAAGTAACGTTGTTTCTCTATTAAGAAATCAACTTCGTTTTTGTCTACGTTAGAAGCGTTTTCGCTTGAGTGCTTAAAGATTCCCTTGTTCGCGATTGTATAGGCCTGAAAAGGTAAAAACTCAACCATTGCCCAGTGGATTAGCATAGGCTTTAAGTAGGTTTCTACTAAGTCAAGGTACGGATTCGCTAACGTATTGTTTACTATATCCGTTTTTATTTTGTCAAGTAATTGCGTTCCCGTGTATTGTTGAATATGTATATCTTGAGCAACTTTAATCCATTGAATAAAAGTGTCCGTGTCCATATTACCGTTTGTAGCGGTAAACCGAACTAAATCGTCGCGTGTTATTAATAATGCTTCTGGCATCTTATCGTGGGTTTATAAATCCTCGGTTCGGCATATCTATTGGACGTGTCGAAACAAGTGCATTGTTTTTAATTTCGTAACCTAATTTTTCCGCTTTTTTAACGGCTATTTGTTTTGCGTTTGGAGAATTAACGTCTATTCCAAAACGGCTATCGAACTGCGCGTAAACTTGTTTATTCCAACGGTGGTGGCAATTAGCACCCCCTTTGTATAACCAAATATCATAAATTAAATTCCCTCCCTTACCGAAACCGATTGTTCTCCCTTCCGCGTTTGTGTAGAATCCGTTAACTACTGATTTACTCATACGCAAAATATCTTCTTTACGATAAATCTTCTTTGCGCTTTTCATTAACTTGCAAAATGGACGCGTCTTACCACTTTTCCCGCCGTCTTCGCCTTCGTAAACATAACGAGTTATAAACTTAACCCCGTCGATAACTTCGTCTTGTTCGGACTTAGCGTTAGGAAAAGCCATTCCTGTATTTACTAATTCTACCAAACGACTAAATAAAGATTTTTCGCCTTTAAGCGTTTTGTTTTCTTCTTCGTCCGTGTCGTAATCTACGGGTGCTTCGTCTATTAATAACCAATCTTCTTGCGGTTGTTCTCCGAATTCTTGTAACGCTAACGCTATTTGTTCTTCTACGCTTTGGGACTTGAGCTCAGTTGCATCCGCTCCCGTTTCTTCGGTTACTTGTTCTTCGGTTTGTGCGTTTTCTAAATCCGTAAATTCAAGTGGTTTAAGAGTTCTAAAGAATAGTTTTAATGCTACTCCATTAAATGCTAACACCTTATCAAACGCTTCTAAGATTTCGTCTTGAAACGGCTTAATAATCATATTGTTGAATAGGATAAACGAGTTTTGCAATTCATCTGCGTTACTTGAGAATCCGTTAGACGAAGCAATACCAAAAAGTAATGGACTTGTTACGTTATGACCAAGCATTATTTTACGTAAACATTCTTCCGATAAATAAGTGTAATGGTCGGGTGCGTCGTTTAATGGAATATCGTCAACGGTTGTTTTTGATTCTTGGTTAGAATTGAATGCTACGATAACTTTTTGACCTTTAGAACCAGTTAATTTTCCTAGAACTTTTTGAGAAATTAAATCTTGTTGTTCTTCCGAAGGAACTCCATTATTAAAGTTAACTACTTTCGTTCCACTGAATCCGTTTTGAACTTCATTAATTAGATAGTCGCTTACTTCTTCTTCAAGAACGGCATAGGGAATTGCGCCTTGGTAGTCGGGAAAACTATAATATTTCATCGAAGGCGAATAAGGCTTAACAAATAAGATTTCAATTTTCTCTTTTGAGTAGCCAAACGCAGGAATTCGCATAGGTGGGAACTTACGTACTTCCTTCCAATTATCAGAATAATAATACCCCGTTATTTCGCCTTTATCGTTGCATTTTTCAGCGCGTAAAAGATTCACGGGGATATGGTAAGCCTTTAAAATTTTATCGTGCTTTTCATTGTAATGAATCTGCATTGCAAATTGCCCAAATAACTTACGATCAAATACCATTTTACGAACGCAATCCGAACTAAACAAGGTCATCATTTGAGCGTATTCGTTAGGTTTACGCGAAGCATCTAAGGCGCTTAATCCTTTGCCATATATCAAACGAGTAACGTTGTTTATAATCGCTCCATTGGTTGTTGAGTTTGTATATCTATCTACAAGATAGTCAAAGTAATCGTCATTTTCTCCCCAACCTACCCAAGCATCGCGTGTATTTTCTTGCAATACTGGTTGTTGGTATTCTGCTAATTGTAAAACGTGAACGTTATTCATACATTATAAAGTCATTAGTTGTTTGGTTGCTTATATATTGCCCGTCGTTAACCGAGAATGTGTCTATCGGTTGGTTAGTGCAAAACATACGCTCTTTTAATAGTATATTTCCGAATGCGTCTTTGAATACTGCCCAATAAAATTGGTTTTCTTTAGTTGGGAATTGTGTTATAAGTTGCCAAGTGTAATCTCCATAAACAAATGTACCCGTAACAACTTGAGTTACGTTCGTGTTTTCGCCCGTTAATTCCAACGTGGCAGGAACTCCGTATCTTGGAATAAAATGTATTGTTTGACCTATATTAGATTCATTAACTACTATCATATTATTATAACTCCTATTCCGTGTTTTTGTGCATAAAAAAAGGGGTGTTGCCACCCCCTTAACGTTATGAAACAAAGTTCTTAGTTATTTACAACCGTTGGGTTGCCTAATAAAGCAACTAATGCAGGTTCGTCGCTACAATCAAGGAAATTGGCAGGAACGGCCTCTTGCCCCGTGAATGTAAGTTGATAACCATTGTAGTCCCCCAACTGCGTTCCGCTATTGATAGAACCCGCAGTAACATCCATACCACGAACTAAACCAGCGATAAAGAATTGATTTGCGTTTGTTTGAACGATAATGTTCGGACGTCCGTAAGCCAATAATTTAACTTGCTTGTGAGCAATCGCATCTTGTCTTTTTAATTGAACGGTTAACACTTGTTCGAAGAATGTAGTTCCGTTATCTCTAGAACTTGTAATCGTAGTGTCAAAAGTGTTAGCACCTTTTAATTCAAATTTGTAAATTGAACTTAAAGCGGGTAAAGAAATACCTGTAATTACGTCTTCTAAACCTACGGCAGTGTCGTAAGTAACGTCCGTATAAGGGTCGTAAAGTCCGTAGTTAAGAACATAAATCGCTTGGATTCCCGAAATTGAATCCTTACATTGCTCTAATCTTCCGTGTGAAATATCGCAGCTCATTTTATTTTATTTTTTTAATGTTTAACAAAAAAAGGGTGGCAGTTTAATCCACCACCCCTTTATATTTTGGTTAGGTTGATTATCCGTAAATTACGATGTCTTCGATAACTCCGTATTGAGTACCCGCAGCCATTCGCATAACTACACGAACGTTGTCATCTCCTAAAGTAGCAGATGTATCAATTACTCTAACTTCTTGAGTGTCGCTCAATAAAGAACAACCGAAGTAAAGGTTAGAAGTAGTTGTAGCCATCATAGAAGAAGAAGGAAGTCCGTTAGCCATAAACAAAGGAAGACCGTTGAAAGTTACCATTCCGTTGTTATACCACATTGTTCCTTTCGCGTCAACACCCGAGTTAGAAGTAGCCAATGCAGAGAAACCACCTAATGCCGCAACGTATGCTTTAAGAACATCTTGAGAAACGTAAATTTTCAAGTCCGCTTTTCCGTAAAGAGTTGCAGGAATAGCATTGTAAACTGATTGCAAAGCAGGGATAACGTTACCCGCGTTGATAGCACCACCAGCGATGTTTTGAGCAACAGGAAGGTTAGGATCCGCTTGAGCGGTTGTAAACAACCCGTCAAATTGTCCACTTACTGCAGACGAACCTTGCCAAATAGAAATCTCGTTAGCAGCCGCAACTTTTTCAGCAGCGTAAGCGATTAAATAATCAGAAAAAGATTTTGGTAAAGT